AATTAACAAAAAATATAAATAAATTAACATTAACAGAAGCACTATGCTTACTAGAGGAAGAGAACATGAACAAAGTAGCGTTAAGAGAACAGCATAAAGTATCAGATCTTGGCCCAGAGGGTCAGTTTGCATTAATCAATGATTTTCTAGGTCTTAGACAAGCCTCTGGAATTCAAAACTTTAGAAAAGACCCAGAAAGAGCTGCTAAGATTATTAAGGCTAAAGATATTTCTGATGCTGATGTAAAGAAAGCTTTATCTGCAATGGAAAAGAAAGATTGGTTTAAGGAAGATATAACGGAAAAAGAATTGCAAGAGGGAAAACAAACTATTGAAGTAACTTATGACCTCGAAACACCGAGGGCAGATGGATCCATGCGACGTGACCATGACGAGAAAGACACAAAGAAACATCTAAGCTTGATGAAGAAATTTAAAGTGAAAATTTCAGATCCTGTATTCGACCATGGTGCATATCTCGCTAAGGTTACAGGAGAGAAAAAAGATCTTATCGGTTGGATGAAAGCGTGGGGATGGGATAAAGAAGATATCGATGATATTGTAGAGTCTGCAAAATTAAGCGAAGATGCACCAACAAACAATATGGGTGATGGAAAAATTGCAAAGAAAGATAATGTAATGAAGATGGATGGTAGATCTAAAAATTTCAAATCTGTCATGAAGCGCATCAAGGAACGTAAACTCAAAGAACAAGAAAAACTCATGAAGGCTAGATTGCTAAAATGGGGCATAAAAGAAGAAGTTGTCAATGAAGAAGAATATGAAGCATTCTTCAAGAAAGCAATGAAAAAATTCAAAATAAAAGATATTGAAGATCTCAATGATAAAGAAAGAGTGAAGTTTTTTAATTGGGTTGATAAAAATTGGGATGCTGGCGAAAACGAAACCGATTAGCATGTCAGATAATAAAAAAGAAACCGCATGTCCCGATAGAAGAATGGATCGGCATGAATGGATATTAGAGCAACACGAAGATGACATCAAAGAACTTCATGAATCTTCCACCAAAATGGCAAAGTCTATAGCGTCCATTAATTTGACTCTAATTCAAATTAAATGGCTTGCATACGGTGGAGCATCAGTATATTTAATGCAAGCCGCTGGATTTGTGGATCTAGTGAAGGCTGTGGTGTTTGGAATATAAATTTGTTTATATGCTCTAGTTTTACAGTTAAGGTGATTGGACCCCTATAATCACCTTAATCGTAAGAAAATCACGTATAGATTGAATATAGGGGTTTTAACTCATTGATCTATATACAGTTTTAAACCCCCTTTTAATATACAATTCGAAGTTTTTATGGTATAATTATATTATGAATTATATTGATCTAAAATATATTAATCTCTTATCACCGCGACTCGATAGATTTAAGAAAAAATCTATAACCGAGTACAATTTTCGATGTCCTTTTTGTGGGGATTCCCGGAAATCCCAAACAAAGGCTAGGGGATGGATAATAGAAAAAAAGCAAGAATCGTTCTATTACTGCCACAATTGTAACATATCCAAATCACTTTATTCCCTTATTGACGAGATTGATACAAATCTTTCAAGAGAATATTATTTTGAAAAATTTAAATCCACGGAAGATACGGAAAAACCAAATATTGAGAAGTTCGAATTCTTGAAACCCATATTTAATACAAACCCGCTTAAAAAATCTGCGATTCCTTTGTCTGAATTATCTTCAGATCATATTGCTGTAAAATATGTAGAAAAGAGAAAAATCCCCAAGAAAAAATACGATTCTCTTTTTTATATAGATAAGTTTAATAAGTTAGACTCCCGGTCAAATATAAAAGATGAAAGACTTATTATTCCGTATTATAATATGGATGGCAAATTAACTGGGTTCACTGGTAGATCTCTGAATTCAAGCGGATTAAGATATGCAAATGTTTCTTACACAGAGGAGCAACTCTTCTATGGACTTCGTGAAGTCGATTTAAAAAAGGATATATATATTGTAGAAGGTGCCATAGATTCTATGTTTCTTGAGAATTCGATTGCTGTAAATAATTCAAACTTATCGAGAGTGACATCTGTAGTCACAAAAGAAAAATGCATTTTAATACCCGACAAGGAACCAAGAAACAAAACTATTATTAATAATATTGAAAAATTTATTAATCTTGGATTTAGGATCTCTTTAATACCCCATGAAATAATTGGTAAAGATATAAATGAATATATATTAAATGGTACAAAAATCCACGATATTATAAATGATAATATATATTATGGAATGAGAGCTAAATTAAAATTAACGGAATGGAAGAGAATATAATGGAGGATTTAAATAGCTACTATCTCTGTGATTCTTGTGATGCTAGTTTTAAAATATCACATTCACTTGATCCGATAGTATATACAATTAATTACTGCCCCTTTTGTAGCAGTGATAATTTAGATGTTGATGAAATTATAGAGGAATGATATGATCTATATTGATGCGAGCCAGATGTTCATTTCCAATGCAATGGTATATCTGTCTTATAATGATGAATTAGATGAAAATAAATATAAATTCATGATTTATTCTTCCATTTTATCTTATATGAAGAATAAAGGAAAATATGGTGATATGATACTATGTTTCGATTCAAGAAAGAATTGGAGAAGATCTGTATTCGAATATTATAAAGCAAGTCGCAGAAAGTCGAGGAAAGAGGAAACGAAAATAGATTGGCCGGCTATATTTAAAGTTATAGATGCAACTAAACTCGATTTAAGTGAAAATTTCCCCTTCAAATGCATTGAAGTTGAAAATGCTGAAGCGGATGATGTAATAGGTATTTTATCTAAGCATATTCGAGATAAAAGCCTTATCATATCTTCGGACAAAGATTATTTTCAACTTCAAAGATATAATTGGATATCGCAATATTCACCTATCACCAAAAAGCAAGTTAAACCCCCTATGTCTCCCTCTAATTATCTAAGAGAACATATTATCCGTGGTGATAAGGGAGATGGGGTACCAAACTTTTTATCCGTGGATAATATTTTTGTCGAAGGGGGAAGACAAACACCTATTACCAAAAAGAAATTAGACTCTTGGTTTGGTAAAGACCCGAAAGAGTTTTGCGATGAGACTATGCTCAGAAATTTTCAGAGAAATGAATTATTAATTGATTTTGATAAGATACCAAAAGAAATTGAGAATAACATACTCGAAAGTTATGCAAACTCTGTAATAAATAAGAAATCGAAACTATTAAATTATTTTATTGAAAATAGATTCAAAGAATTTATATCTAAAATTGACAATTTTTAAAAAGGAAATATAATGAAATATACAATGCATGAAATGTTAAAAAAAGCTGGTAATCAAAGATCCAATGCCAATAAAATTAAGCTTCTTCGTGAGTTTGATTCTCCCGAACTAAGAAGTTTAGTGAAGTCTTCATATGATCCAAAGATCGAATGGCTTTTACCAGAGGGTAATGTACCATACAACAAAAAGGATTTTAAACTTGGTGATGGATCTCATAAGTTTCTTTTCACAGAGATATCAACATTATACCATTTTGTTAAAGGTGGTAATGATTCTCTCCAGAAACCAAGGAGAGAGCAAATGTTCATCGAACTTCTAGAATGTCTTCATGAAACTGAAGCGAAGTTATTAATATTAGCTAAGGATAAAGGTTTATATAAAGAATATAAATTATCAGATAATGTAGTAAGGGAAGCATTTAATTGGAACTCAGAATATCGTAAAGTGTAATGCCTACATATACATTAAAAGAAATTAAAACTGGAATTACTTCTGAAGTATTCTTACCAATATCCAGAATGGAAGAATTGGTTGCCTCTGGAGAATTTACTCAAATTATAGGATCACCTAAAATAGTTACCGGTGTTGGTTCACCGTTAAAAAATACACCAAATGAATTCAAGGATATATTAAGGGAAGTTAAAAACAAGTCACCGAAAGCGACAATGGAAATTAACTAAAGGACAATTAAATTGGCATCGAGAAAGAAAATGACAGTCACGGAACAGAATTTAATAAAAATAGTGCCCATCACAGACGCGCAAAGAGAAACTGTGAAGGCATATGATGATCATAAAAATTTATTCCTATACGGCTCTGCTGGAACGGGGAAAACGTTTATCACATTATATTTAGCTCTCAAGGAGGCGTTGGAAAATAAGAAACAAGTATACATAGTTCGTTCTCTTGTACCAACCAGAGATGTCGGTTTTCTTCCAGGAACTATAGAGGAAAAATCTGAATTATATCAATCCCCATATAAGAATATGGTCAAATATATGTTCAAGCAACAATCTGATTCGGAATTTTCTTCTCTTTACAATAGACTTGTTGATCAGGAAACTATACAATTTTTGAGCACATCATTTCTGAGGGGTATTACCCTTGACAACTCTATTATAATTGTTGACGAATCACAGAACTTAACATTCTGGGAACTTAATTCTATTATTACAAGAGTTGGTCAAGATTCTAAAATTATCTTTGCTGGGGATATTGATCAAACAGATCTTAAAAATTCCGAATCAGAGGGGTTTTCTATTCTACTGAGTATTTTAAATTTGATGGAAGAATTCAAGTGTATAGAATTCGGTCTCAACGATATTGTTAGATCGGGATTTATTAAATCGTATCTCATAGCCAAAATGAAAGTTGGGAAATAAAGTTTACAACTCCGTGGATATAATATATAATGGAAGAAAAGAATGAATTAAAAATTGGAGATCATTTTCGTGTTACTGGATTCGACAATGCTGGTAGAGCGTATCGCAATCGATTGTTGGCTATGGGATTAACACCCGGAACGGAATTTATAGTTGATCGTTTTGCCCCTTTGGGGGATCCAATTATTATATCAATTCGTGGATATAAATTATCATTAAGGTATGATGAATTAAAGGTTTTATTATTAGATCGTGTGAATCCATGTAAGGGGTGTCATTCTTGTGATTAAAAATAAAAGGAGAACACAGTGCTAAAGACGGCGAAAGAATTTTCGAAAACAATTGAAATCCTATCAGAAGAACACACGCTAAGTCTTATAGATACTATAACTTGGTATGCAGAAAAAAATGAAATTGAAATGGAATCGGTTGTTAAAATGTTAACCCCAAACATAAAGGAGAAAATATACTACGAAGCATCAAAACTTAGATGTGTTAAGAAAAAACCAGAACTACCACTATGAACGGGAATTGGAATGAGTGGATAGCTTGTAATTATTATATAGGGTTAAGAGCGCATTTTGGTAATGACAAATTTGATTTTCTTAGAATGTTGAAGCAGAATAAATGTTTTTATAAATCGGAACATTACATTAATAGAAAGGATAGAGTATTATTTCAACGGTTGTCTAATCAATACAAACCCTTTGAATATCTCAAATACATCTTATCTAATATAATTTATACCGCAACATCAAAGGATCATGTGTCAAGAATGCATTTATCCGAAATGTCTGAAGATAAATTAAAACTTTGGAATGGAAAAACCGAAAGTTTATTTTATAATTTCAAAAATGATATTTCCAGATTAATGGATACTACAGATTCATTCGAAGATCTATTTTTAATTGAGAGGAATCAAATCCCTTTATTATTGCAAACTA